TCGAAGACACTACTGGCGTAAGACCAGACAGAGCAGTCTGCTCAAGAAAGACTTGGGGCTATATCCTCAAGAACACACCGATCATCAAGACAGTATATGCACTTTCTGACGGAAGCACTTACCTGTCCGATGCTAGGTTAAGACAGTACCTCATGGAAGAACTCGGACTGTCCGTAACAGTTTACTCCAAGAGATTCCTTGGTGATGACGGTAACCCAGCGAAGTTCATTCCAGATGATACGTTCGTACTTCTGCCTCCAGGTCAGTTAGGTAACACTTGGTTCGGTACTACTCCAGAGGAGTCAGACCTTATGGCATCAACTGCAGTAGAGAACGTGGCTATCGTCGACACAGGTGTAGCGGTTACTACTATGAAGCACGCTGACCCAGTCAATGTAGAAACAAAGGTTACGCAGATTTGTCTGCCAGACTTCCCAGTTGCAGATCAGATCATCATCGCTGACGTAGCATAAGTGAGGTGTAGCCGTGATTAAGATAACTAACGGAGAGCGTGAGGTCATCGTAACAAAGGGTGTCTACAAGGAACTCTACAGAGGGTGGACAGAAGTAAAGTCGGCATCTCATGAGCCACCAAAGAAAGAGGAAGTACATGTAGAGAAACCTATATCAGAAATGACGGTGGAAGAACTCAAGGCTTACGCTAAAGAGCATCATATCACCGTCGGCAAAGCAAAGACGAAGGCTGAAATGCTTTCAGCGATCCGAAAGGAGAAATGATGGTTGCATTAGAGAAAGCAAAGTTCATCTTGCGTGAAGCAGAGATGCCAATGTTTTCGGACGAGCAACTTACAGAGTTCTTAAGTTCTGCAGAGTCATTCGATATGGCTCTGTATGAACTTCTTTTGATTAAGGCGGAGAACACAGGGTTGCAAGTATCGGGAATTGGTATCGATGACACGTCGGCTTATTTCAGAAGGCTTGCCCAGATGTACAGACCTCACAACACGGGGGAATTGACATGACACACTTCTCAAAAAAAAGAAAGGTTAAACTCTCATGTGAATGGCACGGAACTGACTATGAGTTCATTCGTAACACGGTTGACCAGTACGGAGAGCCAAACGGAACGCAACCTGTTCAGACCATTAGGGGAATCCATCACGCTAATTCTAGAAGCCATATTGCCTTACTTACAATGGAGGGTTCCGCGGTCAAGAGCAAAGTTACTGAAGGGATATTCTTTGCCAGCGATGTGAAAGTCCGCATAAAACAGGGTGACCAAGTTAGGATCGGAGAAAAGATGTTCATTGTCACGACGGTAGAGCCATTGACTTTCGAAGACGTGGTAGTTGCTTATGATGCGTCCATCGAGGAAGTAGTGGAAGGAGCGAACGATGAGGTTTGATATTTCACAATTAGAGAGCAGTCTTGAAAGAATGAGCACACGTGCAGACGCGGCGGTAAGGGTCTTTGCTGAACAGGGGGCGACGACATTGCAGACAAATGCAAAGGCAAACGCACCATGGACAGACAGAACTGGAAACGCAAGAACGAGACTTAATGCCTACGTCAGTGCTATGGCAAACGGTTATAGGATAACCCTTGCCCACGGAGTTGACTCTGGCTTTTGGCTTGAGATGGCTCATGAAAAGAAGTATGCGATCATCGATAAAACTATCTACTACGTTGGTACATTTGAAATCATGCCAGCGTACGAAAGATTCCTCGAAAGGATAGGTTAATCATGGCAGACACACGTTGGAAGAACATTTACGACAAATTAAAAGAACACGATATAGCGGTGTATTCTCCTGGTCAGCATACAGGGGAGTGCACCGCTCCTTATGTAGTAGTAAAAGAGGCTGGAACTATTGGCATGACCAACGTCTCCAGCAGTCAGAATCTGTACGACATCATGTGCTACATGCCACAGGATCAGTACAGCAAATTGAGGACGTTTGTTGACGAAGTGGAGCAAATCATGGATGAACTGTTTCCTATGGTAAGACCAGTTCACTACAGATCGCCATCGTTTCTTGATGATTCGGTCAAGGCTCACATGGTGAGCATCCAGTACGTCAACTACACTAAGAACACAAGGAGGTAGAAATGGCTGTAAAAAGAGCAACCGAGATTCCTACTATAGACGTTAACCTCGTAACGGTACAGGAAGAGGGCGAAAACAAGGACGAATGGATCCTTGATACTGCATCACAGATACAGGTAGAGCCTCAGATCGATGAACAGGAAGCGGTAACCCTTGTAGTAAAGGGAGTGCTGAAAGCACAGAAGCCTGCAACATCTACTCTGACAGGTAATCAGATTACTCTGACTGATAACGTATTCACTCCAGAACTTGTTCAGTTGATGCAGGGTGGCACACTGACAAAGGAACAGGATGGCACGGTAACAAGTTATACACCGCCTGTTGCTGGCAGTAACGAGAAGGGTGCAGTATTCACTCTGAACGCATATTCTGCACAGTACAATGCGGCTGGCATCATCGTCAGATACGAGAAAATCTCATATCCAAACTGTCAGGGAGTTCCTATCGCATTCAACTCTGAAGATGGAACATTCAGAAGCCCAGAGTACACGATCAACAGTTCACCAGATACAGGTGAAGCACCTTACACCATCACTTATGTAGACGCACTGCCAACGGCATCATAGGAGGAAAATTATGAAAGTAACAAGCATCGATGAACTGAAGTTAATGGCTAGCGGAGAAGTAGTAGAACTGCCGCCGTTCATTAATGGCAAGAAGTTTTATGCAAGACTGAGAAGACCTTCAATAATGAAACTTGTTCAGTCGGGCAGGATTCCTAACAGACTGTTAAGAGCGGCGAACACTCTGTTCAACGGAGAAGTACGAAAAGAACTTGATGTGGATGATGAATTCATGAAAGACCTGTTTGACGTTATCGACGTTATGGCAGACTCTGTATTCGTAGAACCATCTTATAAGGAAATCAAGGACGCTGGAATCGAACTTACGGATGAGCAGTATATGTTCATCTTCAACTACTCACAGGAGGGGGTTGAGAAGTTAGAACCATTTCGTGAAAACGAAGAAGGTTAACGAACTGATCAACATGATGAACATCTATCGATGCAGACCAAGCGAATTGCTCCACGTCGACGAAGAATATGCGGCGTGGTGTCTCGACGAGGCTTGTGCTTACGTTAAGATGCAGATAGATGACGGAAAAGAACCTATCTTCACCAAGCGGTACACAAGCCCGTCTGAGATGTACTCTGACCTTAAGAAAGAAGGTGTATCATGGCAGTAGATATGGGAACTGCTAAAGGCTTTTTAGACCTTGATACGTCAAAGTTCAAAAAAGGGCTAAAGTCTGCCTTAGATGATTTAAAAGCCTTCCAGTCGGAGGGTGCAACAACAAAAGATAAATTCTCGTCTTTAGGCTCAGCGGCTACAACCGCTGGAAAGACACTGACAAAAGGACTGACCGCACCTATCGTTGGATTGGGTGCGGCTTCTGTTGCAGTTACGGCAAGATTTGAAAAATCGCTGTCCGAAGTTGAAGCCATATCTGGACAAACGGGAAAGGCGACACAGGAGTTAGTTAGCATAGCGGACGAGATGGGTCTTGCCTATAAAAAGAACGCAGATGGAAGTGTTGATGCCATGGAAATCTTAAGTGCCAAAGCACAGGAAATGGGAGCGAAAACAAAGTTCTCGGCATCTGAATCAGCGGAAGCATTTAAGTATATGGCACTTGCTGGCTGGGACGCTGGTGACATGCTCAACGGTATCGAAGGTATCATGAATCTTGCGGCGGCATCGGGAGAAGACCTTGCTAGCGTATCGGATATCGTTACTGACTCATTAACCGCATTCGGTATGTCTGCTTCGGAGTCAACACATTTCGCTGATGTTCTCGCCACGGCAATGTCTAAATCGAACACGGACGTTGCAGGACTTGGCGAAGCGTTCAAGTATGTAGGTCCAGTTGCTGGTGCATTTGGCTATACGGTCGAAGATGTTTCGACAGCACTCGGACTTATGGCTAATGCTGGTATCAAAGGCTCTTCGATGGGTACTGCCTTGAGGCAATCTCTAGTGCAGTTAACGAGTCCTTCCGCTGAAGCCAAGAAATACATGGAGAAGTACGGCGTATCATTATATGACTCACAAGGTAACACAAAAGACCTCATGACAGTAATGAAAGACCTTCGTGGCACTTTCAAGATGACTGGTTCAGATGTCAAGAAGTTATCAAAAGATGAGTTGAATGATTTGCAGACTGCAGTAGAGCAGGACGCTGGTGCGTGGGATAAGTATGTTGACTCGATGCCAATTAATCAGCAAGAGAAATTGACAGCACTTACTGAAATCTTTGGAGCACGTTCTATGCCAGCCATGTTAGCAATTATACAGGCTGGAGAAAAGGACTTTAACGATCTTGCTGGTGCAATGCACAATGCAGATGGTACGGCAGAAGAAATGTCTGAAATCATGATGGATAATCTTCCAGGTGCTATTACGTTAGCGAAGTCGGCACTTGAAGGATTAGGGATTCGCATCGGTCAGCAGATAACTCCAACGCTCACTAAAATCATTCAATCGTTTACGAAATTCATAGCATGGCTAACAAAAGCGAGTGACGGAACGGTGGCATTTGCGGTAGGTCTTGGAGTATTACTTGCATCTATCGGTCCTGTGTTGTTCGCATTAGGAACGATGGCTAACAAGATCGTATCTCTGATTACTCTGTATGAAAAGATGAGCACGATTCTCAAAGGCAAAGCAGTTACAGGATTCCTTGCATCGGCAAAAGCGAAGATGGTTGATACTGCGGCTTCGGTCAAGAATGCGGCGTCTAATATATTTAACGGCAAGGCATTATCAAGTATGGGAGCAGCGGCAAAAACCGCAGTGGGAAAAGTACTTGCACTTGCGGCGGCTCATAAGGTTGCCACTGGAGCAATATTTGGTA